CTGCGCTGGTTCGTGCGCGTCGGCGAGCGGCTAGTCTGGGCAGATAACCCAGCCCCTCTCCATACTGAGTATCCTGACTTGCAACCGAAGAGCCTGACCTTTATTCCTGCCAATGTGTATGACAACCTGGTTTTGATGCAAAAGGACCCGGGCTACTTGGCGAACCTGAAATCGCTCAACGTTGTGGATCGTGAGCGGCTTTTGGGAGGCAACTGGAAGATCAAGCCCAGCGCCGGTAAGGTGTTCAACCGTGCCTGGTTTTCGATTGTGCCGGTGGCGCCTGCTGGTGGGCAGACGTGCATTTTCTGGGACTTTGCGGCGACCGAAAAAAGCCTATCCAAGCCTGACCCCGATTACACGGCAGCGGTGGTAATGCGCAAAGTGGGCGGGCGCTGGTACGTGCTCGATTGCGTCGCGGTACAGGTTGGACCTGCGGAGGTTGAACGCATGTTTGTCAACCTTACGCGCCAATGGGCGGCACGGTCGGCCCAGGAGGGCAGTGCGTTCTTGTGCCGCTGGGAGCAGGAACCGGGCAGTGCAGCGAAGCGGGAGGCTGGGCGCATGGCTGGGCTGCTAGCGGGGATTGACGCCAGGGCCGTGCCAAGCCAGAGCGACAAAATCAGCCGCGCTAAAGCCATGAGCGCGCAGGCGGAAGCCGGGAATATCTCTTTAGTGGATGCACCCTGGAATACGATGTGGTTAGACCACATGCACGGTCAGCCGGATTTGCCGCACGACGACATTATGGATGCAAGCGCTGGAGCCTTTAATGCTTTGAATACAGTAGTCTTTTCAGCAAGGAGCTGGCAGGGATGAACGATATAAAACTCGCTTATGAGACAATTATCAGCAAGCGCCATCAACACGATGAGGCTTTTGCTTACTATGACGGGAACCAACCGTTGGTTTACGCGAATGAGCGGTTGCGTGACATTTTCAAAGGACAACAGGTTCGTTTCACTGAAAACTGGTGTGCACTCGTTATCGATGCGGTAAAAGAGCGGATCCAGATCGGCGATGTGGTCACACCGGAAGGACTTGAGGATTTGATCCATCAAATCTGGGAAGAGAATCATCTTGGGATTGTTTCGGATGATGTTCATGAAGCGGCGCTGATCACCGGGGAAGCCTATTTGATTATCTGGCCGGATGCGGATACTGGAAACGTGGAAATTTATTACAACGATCCACGCCTTTGCCACGCCTTCTATGATCCAGAACATCCACGCAGGATGCGCATGGCTGCAAAAATGTGGGTGGACGAAAACGATGAGTGCTATCGGATGATCCTGTATTACCAGGATCGTCTGGAATATTACCGCACGAAACAGAAGGCTGTGAACGTTGGAACGTGGGAGGCTTTTGTCCCAGATGATACTGAGTATCCGGACGGGAAAGCCATCAACCCCTTTGGAAGGATTCCTGTATTCCACTTCAAAATCCGTGAGCGGTTTTTACGGGGGGACTTGTATGATGTGATCCCCATTCAGAACGGGATCAACAAATTGCTTACAGATATGATGGTGGCAGCGGAATACGGTGCATTTCGACAGCGGTGGATCATCAGCAATGCGGATGTGAGTGTGCTGAAAAATGCGCCTAACGAAATCTGGCATATTCCAGCCGGAGATGGCATGGGACAACAGTCTCAGGTAGGCGAGTTTAGCCCGACCGATCTGAACAATTACCTGGATGCAGTAGAGCGGCTGGCGGCGGATATCAGCCGCATTACCCGGGTGCCGCTGCATTACTTTTATTCGAAAGGGGGTTATCCGTCAGGCGAGGCGCTGCTTGCAATGGAATCGCCCCTCAATTTCAAAGCGCGCGACCGAATTGAACGCTTCGAACCGGTATGGCGTGATGCAATTGCTTTTGCGATGCGGATTGCAGGTGCTGACGTAGAATCTCGTGATGTGGTGATCAACTGGCTGAGCATTCAGACGATGCAGCCGGAAACCGAAGCCAAAGTGCGTCTGATGGACATTCAAGCCGGCATTCCGCTGGAGGTGAGCCTGAAGCGCTCCGGATGGACACAGGCTGAGATTGAGGATTTGCGCGAAGCGAAGCAGGCCAGTTCGCTTGACTTGGGTGAGCAAATTCTGACCGCTTTTGACCGAGGACAGTAAATGAAACTGATCGAGGTTGGGAGAGAATTTGTTATACAAAAAACACGGCGCGGTTATCGTGCTGTCAGCTGGTATCCGCATTACATCATGACGGAATGGGTGAAAAGCATGGAACGCGCAATCGCGGATGGCGATTTGGAAGTCGAAAAATATTACAAGGAGGATAGATGCCGGATGGCGAAATCTTCGATGCCATTGAACGCTTCAGGCGCGAATTGCTGCGGAACGAGCGCCGCGCCGCCAGCGAGATAGTGCGTGTTTATGGTGAAGCATGGAAACGCATCAAAGCAGAACTGGAGCACCTGCATACTGAGTATGAGGCGGCAAAAGAACGTGGTGAGAAACCTGGTCCCGATTGGATTTACCAGTACAATCGGGCGCGGGCATTTCGCGACCAGGTGGAGCGTGAGTTACTTGCATTTTCACAATATGCCGAAGGGAAAGTACGGGAGCAACAGCTGGAAGCAATCGAAGCGGCTGAACGTCATGCCGAAGAATTGACACGCCGCGCGCTGGGGAAGCCGCCGGCAGGAATGGTGGTTGACTGGAACAGGATTGACCGTGCAAGTGTGGGGGCTCTACTGGGAATGACGCAGGCAGACAGCCCGCTCCACAGGCTTTTACTGAGTATCTCAAGTGAGGGGGCAAAAGCGGCAGAGGATGCCCTGGTACAGGGGATGCTGATCGGTAAAAATCCGCGTGAGGCGGCGCGGGAGATGCGCAAGGCGCTGGGCACGCAATTGAGCCGGGCGCTGACGATTGCACGCACGGAAACTCTTCGCGCCCACCGCGAGGCAACGCGGGCGAGTTACCAGGCGAACAGTGATATTGTGAAGGGATGGGTGTGGCACGCAAAGCTCGACGACACACGCACCTGCGCGGCGTGCTGGGCAATGCACGGGACGGAACACAAGTTAGACGAGATTTTGGACGACCATCCCAACGGCAGTTGTTCGATGGTTTCCAAAACAGCAACCTGGGCGGAGATTGGTAAAAGATACGGGATTGACCTGTCGGATATTCCAGATACCAATCCCGAGATTGAGCCGGGCATAACTCTGTTTGAAAAATTACCCGCGCAGAAACAGATTGCCATTTTGGGGCCGGCGAAGTATGCGGCATGGAAGGACGGCAAGTTTACACTGAGTGATCTTGTTGGGAGAAAGCGTTCAAGGGAATGGGGTACACACCGGTATGAACGGTCGCTGCAGGATTTAATTGGGGACAAAGCGAAAGAGTACACCCGGTTAGCGTCGATGGGGGCAGCGCAGCGGGCTGGAAATTACACAGCTGGAAATTGGCGACAGGATACCCACTGATGTTGGGCATTATCTAAAGCACGTTGTTGTCAACCAGGAATGGCCGGATGGCACGACACTGGAGGATTACAACCGAAGCTTGCGGGAGGTCGTTCTTGACCCGGCTTCAGATATATTTGTGTCCAAATATAATGATGCCTGGCAGATTGGGTTTATCGGCGAGAGTCGGGAATGGCGAGGATTAAGAGGAAAAGATTATATTCTTGTTGAATATAAAGTAAAATATGGATGTTGGATAACAGGATTTCAACCTCAGAATTTGGAACGTCAAGTATTTGAGGGAAGAGAGCGTATTATATGGTTAAGAAATCAGATTTTGAAATAATATGTGACCAAATTGATGAGTTGGCTGAAGCTGAAGAAGATCTAATCAGCAATCCTGATCAATTATCCATGTTTGTGCCCGATTGGAATAATATTGTATTCTGGTTTCAAGATATTCGAGACAGATTTTCTAGAACTGAAGAAATTACCATTCTACAAAAATTTGCGAAAGTAAAACCAATTGCTGAGAAGTTGAAGTTGATCTGGTATGAATGATGTGCGAAAATGAACTTGACTGATGAAGAAAAAAAGGAACGTGAGGAACTGGAACGCGTGGTACGACATGCTGCGAATGCCGGTTTTGACCCGAATGGTTTGGAACGATGCGGCGGACGGTTGGCTGGGCTGGTTTGGAATGGCAGGACATTGAAAGCCAATGATGTGCTTCCGCCTGGTGAAGTGCATTATTTGCGACATGTGGTTTGCGGTAAAAGATAAACTCAAAGCGCTTGATTTGGAAAATCCGTTTGAATAAAGTGATCTTTTGAATTTTGTGCTATAATTCAATT